ATGTTGCAGTCGGAACCGCGCTAATCAACGGCGGAACAGACGGCGGAAACCGCGCAGCAATTACAACAGGTGCACTTGCAGCTGATTTCGTATCAGATGCAGCAGTTTCAATCTACAAGGGCACACTTGGCTTTGCAGAAAACATTATTGTTTCTCCAGAACAATGGGGCGCTCTTATGGGCTTGGTCGATTCTTCAAATCGCCCAATCTTCCAACAGACAATCAACCCACAAAACGCAGGCGGAACACTTACAGCAACAGCAGTTCGTGGAAACCTTCTAGGTCTCAACCTTCGCGTTTCACGCGCACTAACAGATGGCTCAGGTCTTGGTGACAACACTATGATTGTAGTTAACCCAGAGTCATACACATGGTACGAATCACCACGCCTATCACTACAGACAAACCTCATCTCAACAGGTCAGGTTGAAGTCGGTTACTACGGCTACGGTGCAGTTGCTACGAAAATTGGCGCTGGTTCATACCGTTTCATGGTTGCGTAATTAATTAACTAATCATGGGGGAGCTGCTGCTCCCGGTGGCTCCCCCAGTCGTTCAATAGAGAGGATGTAGAGATGCCAACAATCGTTACCGTAGCAGAACTAAGGTCGATCCTTGGTGTCTCTACAGCCCTTTATAACGATGCTTACTTAGCAGATGTAATCGATACAGCAGAGTCAGTTATCTTGCCTATGCTGGTCAAGTATTCAAGCCCGATCAATGTCGTAGTTTTAGAAGATAACGTCGCAACATATTATGTTCTGGGCGATAACAACTTTTCAAAGGGTCAGAGCGTAGTCATCACAGGATGCGGCTCTCCATTCAACGGAACTTTCACTATCTTAGAATCAAGTAATGTTGATTATGATTCTTTTATTTTACGATCTGATTCACGCATATTCTTAGATGGTTCTTACAGAGAATTTAACGGCTTCATTACAGTAGCCCTAACAAACGCTGATATTACAGAGCGCAAAGTAATTCCTTCTGGCTTGGCAACACTATCTGGCGCAGCCACTTACGTAGGAAACAGCGCAGTCGAGTCAGCAGTCTTAGCAGTATCAGTAGAAGTATTCCAGTCTCGCATCGCTCCAGGTGGACAGATTGAGGGAGTAGATTTTACAACCGTAAGCCCATACCGCTTAGGCCGTAGCCTCTTCAATCGAGTGTCAGGACTTCTCGGGCCGTTTATCGATACCGATTCAATGGTGCAGTAATGCCAGCATCAACGATCCTAGATACAGTCCGTCAGCCTTTAGCAACAGCCTTCGCTAACGTCGCAGGCAATGTCTACGCCTACGTTCCAGAGGCTCCGATGGTTCCGTTCGTGGTTACAGTCCCGGATTCTCCATATCTTGAATTGGAAACAATCGGCAAAACCACGCTTCACACTAAAATTAATCTCGTAGTCTCAGTCGCAGTTGCATATAACAGCAACCCAGCATCGCTCGACAATCTCGAGCAGCTAGTCATAAGTGTTCTGAAAGTGATCCCAGTTGGGTACACAATCGGATCGGTTGAAAAACCAACAGTAACTCAAGTTGGCCCTTCCAATGTTTTGGTGGCCGATATCAGAGTTTCTACCTACTATACACAAACAAACTAAAGGAAAATAATATGGCAACCGTAGTAATCACAGGGCGCGATATTTCTCTATCTTTCACAGGTGGAACAGATATCGAGGCACAAGCAACTTCAGCAGTTCTAACAAAGACCAACCTTCGGGAAACATTTCAGACACTCGATGGCGAAGCTTATAAGACAACAAACATCGAAGGCACTTTTGCTCTTTCAATGCTTGCTGACTGGGGTAAGGCTAACTCAGTATGCGAGGCTCTTTGGACTGCTGCTGAATCAGCGCCAGACACAGACATCACCGTTACACTAACAGCAGCCACAGGCGCTCAATTCGTATTCCCAATCATGCCAGAATTTCCTACAGCAGGTGGCGCTGGAACAGATGCTCAGACTGTAGACTTTACATTCAAGGTATCAAAGGGCACAGTAACAGAAACCTTTAGCTAAACAATAGAAACGGGAGCAAGCAATGCAACAGCAAATAACAATTAAATATGTAGATGGAACCGAAACCACTTACCTGGTTCGCCCACCTGATTACGCCAAGTGGGAGATGACAACTAAAAAGGTTATCTCTCAGTTTGGCGGCATGTGGGACATTCTTTATGTAACGCATTCAGCGATGAAACGCGAAGCAGGCGGCCAGCCAACCAAGACACTCGATGTTTGGATGGAATCAGTCTCAGATATCGAAGTAGGTGGGGAAGACCCAAAAGTCATCCAAGAGGAAGCGTAAGCCGACTCTTAGTTGAACTGGCAATAGCAACACAGATCCCAATGGATAAGTGGCAGAGTGCCGAGGATATTCTTACAGCAATAGAAGTACTAGAGGAGCGCAATCGTGGCAAGTGAGCTAGTAGCACTAGACCAGACTGAACTCCGTCAAGTCTTCAAGGCTCTAAAGAATATGGGTGAAGAAGCAAACGATGAGGCCAAGCGCCAATCAGGCGCTCTGGCTGAATTCGCCCGGGCTGAAGTTATTCAAACTGCTAGTAGGGGCAATAACACTAAAGTCTCAGGCCGTATTGCTCAAGGTTCTCGAGTTAAGAAGTCAAGCCGTATCGGTGAGATTACTTATGGATTCGCTTCTCAGAAGTTCTCAGGTGGAGCAACCACTAGAGATATCTGGGGCGGTTCAGAATTCGGTTCTAACAAGTATAAGCAATTCCCAGTATGGTCTGGCCGTGAAGGTCGAGGCTCAAAGGGATGGTTTATTTATCCAACTTTGAGAAAGATCCAACCTCAGATCGTGGCTAGATGGACTGAATCATTTACTAAGATTTTAAAGGAGTGGGGCTAATGGCAACAGGTACAAGGGCGTTAACGCTCAAACTTCTTGCTGACGTTGATAACTTCACTAAGAATCTTAATAAAGCCGACAAGGATGTTATGTCTTTCGGTGATAAGGTTTCAGATTTTGGAAAGAAGGCTGGGTTAGCCTTTGCAGCGGCAGGCGCGGCAGCCGTCGCTTATGCTGGCAAGTTGGCGATCGATGGTGTTAAGTCTGCCATCGAGGATGCAGCCGCTCAGGAAAAGTTAGCCCTTACTCTTAGAAATGTAACTGGTGCTACAAATGCTCAAATTGCTGCTACTGAAGATTACATAACTCAAACTTCTCTGGCTTTTGGCATTACCGATGATGATCTTCGCCCATCCCTAGAACGTTTAGCCCGAGCTACTGGAGATGTTGCAAAAGCCCAAAAGTTACAAACAGTTGCCATCGATGTTGCAGCAGGTTCAGGCAAATCTCTTGAAGCAGTAACTAATGCAATGGCTCGCGCAGCCGAGGGCAATACTGCCGCGCTTGGCAGATTAGGCATAGGACTTACAGCGGCTCAACTCAAGACAATGAGCATGGATCAAATCACAGCTAAGTTAGCCGATACTTTTGAGAACCAGGCTGCCGCTAAAGCAGACACATTCCAAGGCAAATTAACTCGCTTGCAGATTGCCTTCGATGAAGGCAAGGAAACCGTAGGCTCTTATATCCTAACTGCCATAACTCCTATGGTTGAAGTAATCGTTAATAGGGTAATTCCAGCCATTGCGGACTTTACGAATAACCTAGGCGAAAAGTTGCGCCCAGTAATTGAATTCTTAACCCCTATTACTAATGGCCTTCGCAGCGCTTTTAACTCAGTTAAAAATTCGCTAAGCGATAACAGCGAAGAACTCAAGCCCCTTCTTACTTTATTCAAGGCAGTTGCAGAATTCGCCAGAGATGTATTAGCGCCAGTTTTAAGCAAGACTTTAGGCGCAGCATTAACCTTAATCGGTAAAGCAATTTCTGGACTGATCGATGGCCTTGCCAGCGTGGTCACATTCTTTAACAATCTCTATAATTCTATCAAGCGAGTAATTGATCTATCTAAGCAATTAGGTAGCAATCTCAATCCGTTTAGCAATTCGTCATTCTCTGGAGCATCTTCTCCATCGGCCCCAACCACCCCGGTCACTCCTTCAGGCATTCCAAGTTATTTAAACGTCAGACCAGTATCTACAACCAACATTACGGTCAATGGCGCGATCGATAGCGAATCCGCAGCCCGTCAGATTGTCAGCATTCTAAATGATTCTAACGCTCGAGGAACCTTGGGCAGCGCGGCGTTTGTTTAATGACTGCATATACACCCGCCTATAAGGTTCTAGTTAATGGCGTTGAAATTACTGACGTAACTTTAACCAACCTAGTGATTACCTCTGGGCGTACAGATATCAATGTCCAGCCTGTTGCAGGCTATTGTCAGATCCAGTTAATTAACTTTAATAATTCAAGCTATAACTTCACCGTAGGTACTGGCATCACAGTTGAAGTCACTAACTCAGTTGGGACTTATACCCCTATCTTTGGCGGGTTTATCTCTGATTTTACTATTGCAGTCAATCACGCGGGAGATTTGGGTTATACAACTACCGCAACCATTACAGCCCTTGGAGCGTTATCCAAACTTCCAAGAATCATCGATCCTGGAGTTTTATCGGCAGACTTTGACGGAGATCAGATTTACACGCTTCTTTCAGGATATTTATTAGGGCAATGGAATGAAGTGCCAGCAGCGCAAACTTGGGCTACTTATGATCCCACTGAGACTTGGTTAAATGCAGTTAACATCGGTTTGGGCCAAATTGATCAACCAGGCGATTATGAGCTTATAGCCCGGTCATCTTCAAACACAGATCTTTACTCATTATGTACCGCTATTGCTAATTCGGCTTTTGGCGTTCTTTACGAGGATGCTAACGGCAATATCGGCTATGCAGATCAAACTCATCGCCAAGATTATCTAGCGGCTAATGGATATACAACGCTTGATGCTAACCACGCTAATGGCGTAGGTTTAGCGGCTACCACTCGCGCTGGAGATATTCGCAATAGTTTTACTATCATTTCTGGCACAAACGGAAGTCATACTTATACCGCTACAGATGCAGAAAGTCAGAGCCTTTTCGGTGTTTATGCTGAGCAATACACATCTAGAATTAAAAACAATTCTGATGCCGTAGCTTTAGCCGATCGATATATTGATCTTCGAGCTTTTCCTTATCCCAAGTTTCAAAGCATCACTTTCGTACTTGGAAACCCTGAAATTGATAACAGCGATCGAGATGCTTTAATCAATATCTTTCTAGGGCAGCCAGTCTGGATTCAGAACTTGCCCGGTAATATCACCGATGGATCTTTTCAGGGTTACATCGAGGGCTGGACATTTCGAGCCAGCCTAAACAACCTAAGCGTTACTTTTAACGCATCTCCAATAAACTTCTCCCAAATTGCGGTAAAATGGGAGCAGGTAAATGCAGCAGAGGCTTGGAATACTCTAAGCCCAACCCTTACATGGATCAACGCGATAGGAGTCGTAGCCTAATGGCAACAACAACAACCAACTTTGGCTGGGATATCCCTCAGTCAACCGATTTAGTAAAGGATGGCGCTACCGCCATTGCAGCCTTGGGTCAGGATATAGATACTGCCTTAGTTGACTTGAAGGGTGGAACTACTGGACAAGTACTAGCTAAGGCATCTGGCACAGACCTAGATTTCTCTTGGGGAACGCCTGCCGCTGGCGCGTTAACATTGATTACTTCATCACCATTTACAACAGTCTCAAGCCACTCAATCAATAGTTGTTTCACATCGACTTATGTCAATTACTTCATCATAGTTAATTTTTCAGCCACATCAGGCGATTCAGTAAATCTATCTATGAAATTAAGGGCAAGTGGATCTGACACTTCTGCCAATTATTCATCGCAACGAATTTTTGGCGTTGGAGCGTCGCTAGGCGCAGACAGCGACCCTTTAGGTACAGATGAGTATTATCTCACTAATTTAGATAAAGATTTTCCAGCAGTAGGATTCCCGCAGATAACGATCGGCAATCCTCAAACCGCAACAAAAACGACTATTTTGAGTCAAGCGGTTTACAGGGACACCGCAATCAGTCTTAATCAAATAGGCGGTTTTCAAAACAGCGATACTCAATTTGATGGATTTACTCTTATAGTCTCTTCAGGCACAATGTCAGGAACAGTCCGCGTTTATGGTTATCAGAACAGTTAAGGAGTAATAACTATGACTATCAAAGTATCTGAATACGACGTTGCAACAGATGAGACTACAATCCGAGAACTTAAGGGCGAAGAACTAGCCCAATATGAAACTGAT